TATATCTCTTTGGGGACTTCCTTAATTTATTATCTACTATATTTGCATTGTGCTCTTGGTTTCATCCCTGTGCCGGCTGCATTATGGCATTGGGTACACATGCTTTGGTAATACCTCCTGCAGCACTACCTCAGATGTGTACAAAGGTCTAACCAACTCTTTAAACCTTTGTTCGTGATACACCTGCTCATCAGGTGTAACCCCAAATGCCAAATAGAAACTGTAGCGTGCTCTTTCATCAACACTACGATAGCCAACCTCCATGCGATCGGCCAACATTTCCATCCCAGTTACTGTACTAATGTCCCTATTAAATCCTTTTGCCCCATGTCCCCACCTAGAAAACATTGAGTAAAACTCTTGATAAATCGGAACTCCAGTACATAATGCCTGGCCACAATTGCCAAGATCATGGAACCAATTTAACATTGATTTCTCATTGTTAATTGGCAACAAACTCACCACGTCTTTGCTGCATGCGGTAGGATATGTTCTACACATAACATAGTTCATTCCATTCCACACTGGCTTTGTCTGACAAAATTCAATTTGCTCAAAGGTTGATACCATACCTTCAACTTTCATAGTAAACCCCTTCGACTTGAACCATGGTCGCAACCCAATAGTGAATATGTCCTCGTGTTTACTCTCCATAAACACTAGACAATCATCTCCATTGTTATACAAATCCATTTCTATGTCATACTCACAGCAAAAAGCGTACATTAAGGCACAAACGATGATACAGTTACCCATACCAGTGTTGATATCACCTGACATGCGTGCTCCATCCACAGTCAGTGTGACTATACCATCCTTAACTACAAACTTGAGTTTGTTTTTCAGTTGCCACCGTAAGAGAGTTTTAAGTTCCCTCAAGGCAGCACCAACGAAACATGAAGTATAAAATCCATGTTCATATGTTAGTGCTTGCACCGAAACATGTTGGTCAAATCTCTCTATGTCAAGCATTGCTACTCTACAATCCTTGAATTTCATAAACTTTTCCCTTATGTCTGATGCTTGTTCAACTGCATTCCTTCCCTTGGCAATCACTCTTCCGTCACGTCCCCCTATTACATGTCCCATAGCCGCGTAGATCCTATGCTCAATTGGCTTCAAAAATGTTGCCAACGACAGTATGAACCTAGGATCACGCGGAGATATTATTCGCATGCAAGGATCGAGTTTGCCCTTATCAACGACATGCCCGGTTGATAACTCGATCGTTACATCTGTACACACAAGTTTTTCCGCTTTTCCAAACGCTTTAACATTCGCGTCATCTTTCCTTATCGGATTGATATTTAAACTATTGGCTGCCTTGTCATAGGTAGTGAATTTTCGACCAGAATAGAGTGCTGCAGTAGCCTTGTATTCTTGCCGTTGAAACGTACCCAAACGACGTGTTACCAATCGTCTAAATCGTAATAAGCTTTCTTCTTTATATGCCCCCTCCTCTGGCCCTTGTGGGTATATCCATCCTTTGTCACTCTTGACAAATACAATGCGCTCAGCTATGGCTCTGAGAACATTGTTGCGTGTCGGATTTGGTACTATTACTGCAGTCTGCCTCTCCAACACTCCTTGTAAGACAGAAAACAATCGTCGCTTAGGGACGCCTGGTAAATCACGGATAGATAGGTCGACATTACCTTTAGCCACTTCCGTCAATAACGGAGCAGCACTAGGCTGATGATCTCTACCCAATGACTTAACCAAGCGTACCTAAACGCCGCGCAACCTTTCAAGTTCTTCTAGACGCCGAGAATAGTTATACTCAACACCTAGACGATACGCCCACGCAATCCAGCCTGGTGCCGGATTAAGAACTTGTTGGGCTGCTAACTCTTTCTCGGTAGGAGTAAGAGCTAAGGTTTCAATAAGTGAATACCAAGATGCCATATGCGATATCCGTAGAGTAGGGAACAAAAATCTGTTCTTGTTCAACCATCGTCTAATCATCTGTCTATTGGCCTCGGTGTTCTTAGGTATACCAAATTCCACTCGGAGATTTTGCACAATAACCCTAGTTAGCTGTTTGCGTAACTTCTCAGGATGCTGATGTGCATTATCTCGCACTACTATACTTTGATCACCACTTTCTAGTAGGGGGACTTCGATAACC